GGTAAATTCCCGCTAGGGAATAGTCAGTAGGGGGGATACCTGCTACCATCTGGCCCATGCCAGTAATACCGCCAACCAAATGCTCGGAATTTGGGTGTAAAAACCCGTGCGAGAAGGGAAAGTCGTTGTGCGTGGATCACGCGCCGTCCATCCTGATAAGCAAAGACAGGCGGGAGTTCAACAAAAAGTATAAGATCAGCGCATGGGATTCCATCCGGCAAAGGCAGCTAAGTACAATGCCGCTGTGCCAGGCTTGCCTAATAAATAAGCAAGTTAACCAAGCATCCCATGTGGATCATGTGTTTCCTTGGCGACAGATTGGCGAGTTTGCTTTCCGCAAAAACGTGTTTCAATCGCTTTGTCCAGAATGTCATGGGGTTAAATCTGGGCTAGAAAAAAAAGGAATATTTCGGCATTATCTAAAAGACGATGTTCGGGATTACTCGGTTCACGACTATCAAAAGGTACTATATGAGAACGCCACCGCGGCAGATAATTGGATTCATTCGCAACCCGTCCACCTGGAACGCACAGGCGTTTGAGACGGCTATCCGCAACGATGTGGAGAATTCCACAGGCAGCATCACGGCTGCGGATGAAATGCTCATTGGCTCGCTGGTTATTGTGACTGAAACCATGATTACCGCCCATTCCAACATCATGGAGTTGGGGCCGATTTACTCATATCACTCTGGTGACGCACCCAGCCCGTGGTACAAAATCCGCACCGAATCCCTGGACAAAGCCATCAAGATACTGGCCGAACTAGCCTTGGTTGCTCGAGGCCGTCCCAAGAAATCAAACACTCCAACAGACGTAGATGAATTATTCGCCACAGCTTAATTCCGCATTTGAGTACGCAACCAGCGTAGTCAGGGGCGACAAACTTGCTTGTGAAGATGTCCAATTAGCCTGTCAACGGTTTTTGGATATGGTGGAGCGCAAAGATGCGCCCTATGAGTTTGTCCCTGCCAAAGTTGAACACGTTTTAAAGTTTTCCAGTTTCTGCAAGCACGTTAAAGGGCCAGACGCTGGAAAGACGATTGTCCTTGAGCCGTTCCAAGTTCTTTTCCTGGCCGGTGTTTATGGGTTTCGGGACAAGCGAGATTTGAATGTTCGCTGGGTCACAGACGTAATCCTGTTTGTTCCCCGCAAGTCTGGCAAGACAACAATCGCGTCCATCATTGCCCTGTACGAACTTCAATTTGGTGATGCTGGCCCAGAGGTGTTTACCCTGGCGACAAACCGTGAACAGGCATCCATTTGCTTTGATTCATCCAAAGCCATTGTGGAGGCCATGAAGCCAGAGTTGGCCGCGAAGTTCATCATTTACCGTGGTGAATTGAAAAAGACAGGCGACAGCACCAGCACTTGCAGGGCGTTGTCCCGCGACAACCGCAAATCCGGTGACGGCAAAAATCCGTCTTGCGCCATGATTGATGAGGCGGCGCAGATTGTCGATAGACAGTCTATTGAGGTGCTGCACTCGGGTATGGGCGCTCGGAAAAACCCTTTGCGGATGTATCTGACTACGGCCAGCTTTACCAAAGAAACCAAGTTCTTTGAGGATTTGAGCCACCTGCGTAATGTGCTGCGCGGCGCTGCGGAGGACAACAATCGGTGGTTTGGACTTCTGTACAGCATTGATCCAGGCGATGAGTGGAGCAACCCCGATGTGTGGGGCAAGGCCAATCCCATGTTGGGAGTGTCGGTTACTCGAGAGCATATTGCCCACATGGCGGCAGAGGCGGGAGCCAAACCGGCTAGCCTTAATGAGTTTCTTTGCAAGCAGTTGAATATCTATGTGTCCGCTAATACGGCTTGGATTGACAGGCGGTATTGGGATGAGTCGGAGGATAAGATTTCCGAGGACAAACCCGAGTCCACATTCTTGGCGTTTGACTTGGCGCACTCCCGAGATTTAAATTCTGTCTGCACTTTGCACCGATATGGGGAAGAAGATTTCTATGCCAAATTCCAATTTTTCCTGCCGGAAGAATCAATGGATTTTGTGCCAAACCATTACAAGGGCATATTCCAACAAGCGCAATTAAGCGGCATTTTGCGGCTAACTCAGGGTAACGTCACCGATATTAATGAGATTCAGACTTATATCAAACAGCAATGCATAGAGCATGAAATCAAGGAAATTGGCTTTGATCCATACAACGCCGCTGCACTGGTGGCAAACCTATATGCCGAGGGTTTACCCGTAAAAAAGGTGGGCCAGGGCATGGCCGTGCTATCAAACCCGTCCAAGACTGCCGAGCAATTAATCCAGAAAAAGTGCATCAAGCACGATGGAAATCCCTTTGTCGGATGGCAATTAGGCAACTGTGAGGTATATACTGACGTGAACGGTAATGTAAAAGTCAGGAAAAATGAGGCTGATCCCAGCGCCAAAGTGGACGGTATTATCTCCATGATTATGGCTTTGCACTGCCATTTGGACAATGTTTTTGTCAGTGATTCGTATGGATTTAGATCGTTAGAATGGTAAAATCCCGCGAAAATGGAGCGTAAACATGGCACTTTTTGATATTTTCAAACGAAAAGACGTTAACGAAAGCAATACGCTTTTCGGGCAAACTGCGCTCGGTAATAACATTGTTTACCAAGGCGACAACAAGAATCCGAATGTAAATACTCAGATTCTGTACGTCACCACCAGTTCGACAAATAATGCTGGCCGTCCAGTGGATATGTCGCTGTTGACGCGCAACTCCACCATTATGTCGTGCGTGGCGCTCAAGGCCAGGGCTCTGTCCCAGCTTCCAATCAAGGTTGTCAGCAAGGGCGATGATGGCACTTATGTGGATGCCATTCGCTCTGAATCGGTGGGCGCTCGAGACAAGGCCAAGGCCAAGCAAGTTGCCAATCTGCTTGCCAATCCCAACAACTTCCAATCCACTTATGAGTTCTGGTATCAGTGGCTCATGTGGTACGAATTGGCTGGTGAGGCGTTTACCTTGTGGTGGCGCAAAGATCAGAAAAACAGCATGGAAACTCCGCTGGAGATGTACCTGCTGGACTCCACCCTTATTGCGGTGACGATCACGCCAACCCGTTACCCGTCTTACCGCTTGTCTACGCCATCTTACGGCTTCTCTCGGGATGAGCCGCTTGCCGCCCACCAGGTGATGCACTGCAAGGACATGAACTGGCAAGGTTCGGCTGGTTTTAACAAAGGCATCTTGGCCGCTGAGTTGGTGTCGCTGGATCAGGATATTGACTTGTACGCTAACTATGTAATGCAAAACGGCGCAAAGCCCTCGGGTATGTTTACCACCGAGCAGGTGATTGCCGATGCCAAATACAAAGAAATTGCTGCCCGTTTAAAGGAAGCATGGAGTTCAATGGTGGGAAGCCGCCAATCCGATCCTAGTAAGCCTGGACAGGGTATGTTGCTAGATCAGGGCATGAAATACACGCCGCTGAATATGCTTACCCTGCAAGATGCGGACGCTGCCAAGCTAAAAGATCAAACCATGAAGCGGATTTGCGCTTTGTTTGGTGTGCCGCATCAAATGCTATCAGTGGGCGGGGAAGGCAAATTCAATAATACCCAAACCCTGCTGGATGAGTTTTACAAATCCACCATGTACCCGACTTTGGTTAATGTTCAACAGAAACTAAAGCAACATTTGTTCCAGGGCTATCCCAACTTGGCAATTGAGTTCGATACCTGCAACTTCCTAAAAGGCGCTCCGCTGGATCAAATGAATTTTGCTACCACAGGTGTTACCGCAGGGATAATGACGCCAAATGAGGCCCGTGAGTACCTTGGAATGCCCCAAATTGACGGCGCGGACGAATTGTTGGATACTAACCCTACTGATCCCATTGCTGGCACGTCCCCGCAGGATACCGGCGGCGGTGGTGGAAACCAAAAGAAAAAGATGAATATTGGCAAGAAATGATAGACTTGGCCCAATTGCTTGCACTACAGAAAAAGTATAATAAACCCAAAAAGCGGGTAAGTGCTTTAGAATTACCTACAATATACGACATTGATTTAACAAAAGTCGATGAGGTAATCAATGACTCAAAACCTAAAAATGCTGTGCGAGGCTCGCTTAATCGTAGAGAAGCAGGGCAACACTGGCAAGATTGAAGCCACCGTTACTACCTGGGGCGCTCGAGAAGGCGCAGACGGGCGGCGTTTCAATTATCAGCCCGAGGGCTTTATGGATTGGGCCGAATCTTTTGCTAAAGGCGGCAAACCCCTTCCTATGTTTCTAAATCACCAATCCGATGCAATGCCGGTTGGTGAATGGACATCCTTTGAAATGGATGAAACCGGCATGACGGCGCAAGGGCGTATTTACACAAATACCACCGCCGGAAAAGATATTTACACCGTAATGCAAGAATCGCCCCAAATGTTTGGTGGCGTTTCTGTTGGTGCGTATGCTGAAGATTATCAAATGGTTAATGCCACTGGCGAGCCCGATCAATCTGATGAAGCATATTTTCAAATTACCAAAGGTGGATTGCGTGAGGTATCTATCGTGATGTATCCCAACAACCCCGAGGCAAATGTCAACAAGCTGGAGTTTTTCCGGCCCGATGGCTCTGCCGATCTGAAGATTTTGGAGCAAGCCTTGCGTGATGCAGGACTATCCAAGAGTGATGCGGTTGCCGCTGCATCTACTTTCAAAAAGGTGCTGGAGCAGCGTGACGCTGTTGTTGCGCCTGTTGAAACTGCACCAATTCTGAGTGATTCTGATGCGGAGGCAACCAATGTGGAGATTCTTGCGGCTCTTGAGCAGCGCGAACTCCTTAAAACCCTCGACAAACGACTGAAAGGTTAAATCATGTCCCAAGCTATCATTGAAAAACTGGACGCAATCGAAGCGGCTCAAGCCGAAAAGATCAGCGCCACCGAAGCAAAATCTATCGCTGCTGTTGAAGCCGCAAAGGTAGAGATGCAAGAGAAAATTGCTGCCCTAGAAGCCAAAGTCGCTTCTGTGCAAGCACCCGCAATCATCCAAGCACCGGCCAAAACCGTGCGCGGTGATGTAAATCGTCATGTGCGTGAACAACTGTCTCAGTTCTACAAAACAAACAACCGTGTCGAAAAAGAACTGAAGATGTTTGCTGACGAAAGCCAATACGATGCGTATCTGCGCGAAGCCTCGGCCCTTACCGGCGGCGGCGATGGCAAAGGTGGCCGTACTGCTTACGATCCTACGTTCGTTGCTCTGCGTTTGGCTAACCCCATGCGCGGCTTGTCGCGTACTGTTGCTACCGATGGTTCCAGCTATCAGTTCCGTGTAAAAACGGGCAATGCTGGCGCTGCCTGGGGTTATGGTATTCAAAACAATGGCACAGCCACAACTGAAGACACCAGCATTTGGCAATTGGTTCTGCAAGACTTGAATGTCCAGTTCCCGATCCGTACTGCGGCTCTGGATGACATTGATGGCTTGGAAGCCAATGTGGTTGACGATATGCTGGCCGAGTTCGCTCAGTCGGAAGCCCTTTCCATGATCCAGAATAACGATCAAGGCGCAACATCGTTGCCCTACGGTGGTTCTAATGGTTTGCGTGGTTTGGATCAGTATGCTGGTTCTAACAGCACCTACACTGGCGGTACAACTTCTACCGCTGCGTTTGGTTCTAGTGGTACTGGTTCTACTAGCGGCTTGCACAGCTTGGCAACCTACGATCAGTTGACTTCTAACGTCAACACCGTTGGTGCAAATGCCATCCAGTACAAAGACGTTATCAACCTGATCTACGCTCTGCCGCAACAATACTGGACTTCCAATGCCAAGTTCATGGTTAACCCCGTGCTGGCACAGGCAATCCGTGGCTTGCAAGATACCAATGGCCGTCCGATTTTCAACTCTGTTGAATCTCTGAATCCTGATGGCATCATCGGCCAGATGTTGGGCTTTGATGTGGTGATGAATAAGTATCTGGACACCCCAAGCCAGACTACTACCGGAACCGCAGGAACCAACAGCTTGTACCCAATGTACTTTGCTGACTGGAGCCGCTTCCACACAATCGTGGATCGTCTGAACATGGTTATGCGCCGCTACGATCAAACGTTGCCAGGCTACATCACGTTCTTTGGCGAGAAGCGTTTGGCTACATCGGTTCGTGATCCTAACGCTGGTGTGCGCTATCGTTCTACCGGAACTGCAACCTAATCGTTGCCTTGGTGGGGGCTACGGCCCCCGCCTTCTTCTCAATCCGAAAGTATCACCATGACTATTACCGAAAAAATCCTTACTGGCATTAAGCAAACTATCAATGAGGGTGGCAAAGTAACCATTGACTTGAAAGAAGCATCAAGCCTTACGGGTTCTGGTGATACCAAGGGTGGACGCACTTTATTTGATGACGCATTCGCAGCATTGCGTTTTGCAAACCCGATTCGACAAGCAGCGCGACAAGTTGTTCGTGCTGGACAAAGTTCTGTGCAATTTGTTGCCAAAGTTGGTAACAGCACAAACCAAACAAACCCGTGGGGCTACACGTTTACCGCTGATAGCGGAACGCCCGCAACTGACACATCTATTTGGCAATTGCCCACTCGCGTGATTACGGCACAACTGCCGATCCGTACTGCGGTGCTGACAGATGTAAATTATTTGGATGAAACCCTTGTTCAAGATTTGATGCAAGAGTTTGGCGCTGTTGAAGCCGCATCCATGATTTTGAACAACGATCAGGCTGGCTCTACAACCACCGCATACGGCGCCACAAGCGGTTTGCGTGGACTGAATATGTACACGACTGCCAGCGCCTCAGCATTTGGCTCTAGCGGCACTGCAATCACCAATGGTATTCACAGCATTGCAACCGTAAGCCAAGCGGCTGCGGCAATTGCTTATGGCGACATCACTGATATGGCTCGGTTGTTCCCTGCCCAATATTGGACGTTGCCTGGTACTGCATGGATGATGCACCCGCAGACAATCCACAATCTACGCAACTTGGGTGGAACTGCAATCAAGCAATTTGCCGAGGTTGGTGATTCTGATGGCGGTTCTGTTGTTTATATCTTTGGTTTCCCTGTAATTCCCAATCCTTATATGCAACTGGTGGGCGCTGGAAACTTTAGCATCTATTTGGCTAACTGGCCTAACTTTGTAACGATTGCTGACATTGAAGAGATGACGGTGCAAGCATTCGATCAAACAACGCCTGGTTTTATAAACCTGTATGCGGAAAAGCGTCTTGCTAGTACCGTTCGTGATCCATTTGCCGGTATTCGTTTAGTGGGCGTCTAATATGCCAGCAGATACCGTCATGGCTGGAGTGCCCTACGGGGCAGTCACACGCAATCCGTTTAATTACGTCAAAGTTGAGCAAATCAACCGAGACAATTTGACGGCATGGTTGACGCTGGAAGAAATCACCCAACAATTAAACCTGTTTGGCGATGAAAGCCAGGACAGCTATTTGCAGGGGCTTGAGTTGGCTACCCGCCAAGCAATTGAAGATTACTTAGGGTTGTCAATTTTCAGCCTGACGTACAGAGTTTGGTACGGTATTGAAAGCCTAGTTTCCTCGCCTATTTGCTTTGATTTGCCCGAGGTAAGTCAAAACATCAATAGCGGCCAAGCTGGAATTACGGTTAACTCGCTGAAATATTGGAATGACAATTTTCCACCTGAGTTGGTGACAATTGCCAGTTCTAATTATTACTACGATCCTTCTGGGAACAAAGTGATTGTGAACAGTCTCCCAACATCAATCAATTCGGTGATGACGGCTCCAATCGTGATTGAGTATTCCACTGTGGCTAACCCGATTTCTGCTTATCCTGTGATTAAGCAAGCGGCCCTGCTTTTGTTGACTCATTTATACAACAACCGCAGCAACACGGTAGATACACCAATTCGGGAAATCCCATTTGGCGTGGCTACCTTATTGCGAAATTACAAACCTTTGGTGATGTAAATGGCAATTGCACGGTTTGAGAACATTACGGTAAATCGGCTCACCTTTGGCGTCAGCGCCTTTGGTGAACAAAGCACAACTATTACGCAATGGTTTCAAACCCGTGCGCGGGTGCATTCGGTGGCTAACCATGTGAAGATCAGCGAAAAGTATCGCGTCTATTCGGACATCGTAGATTTCACATTGAACTACACGCCCAACACAAAAGAAATGATTGACAACCAGAATCTGTATTCAATCAATTGGCGTAATTTTGATTGGCGCATTGATAACGTGCGCGAAGCCGATGATCGGATGACGGTGAAGATTATGTGCGTTCGTAACGATCCTGTGGCGGCGGTGTAATGGCACAAAACAATCCAGTTGACTATGCAAAAGCAATCCAATATCAGTTGGCTAACATTGTCACGCCTGTGCCTGTATACGCCTCTTTTAATCGGAATTACGCTACTCAGCCTAAGTTTCTGGTTTGGAATTTACGCAATGTTCATCAGCCAGTTTTTACTGGACAAAATCAGAACAACAAAGGCATAGATCGTCCCATATTTCAGATTTCGATATTTACCCAAAATATTGAGGACGGGTTTACAATTAGCAATCAGGTTCTTCAGGCGTTGCATGGATATTCGGGGCAGTTTGGCGGGTCAAGCGGCTTTTGGATAAGTAAAGCGGATGTAGTTTGGCTTTACAACTCATACAATAATGAAGAAAAACTGGCAGAGATATTTCTCGACTGCACATTAGATATTCCAACATAGAACATTAATTTAACCTTGAAGGAAATTTATCATGGCTTTACCCAATAAAGTACTACCTGGCTTTAGCGCCACAATGTACGCGCAACCCTTGACAACGCCTACACCGTTGACGCTAACTCAATTGTCTACCGTGGCAAGTGTGGCGGCTATTGCGGTATCAGGCAATTTGATGAATATTGAGGCAGTTCCCGCTTTCGGGCAGGATGATGCGGTTGCATCGTTCACCGTAGCTGGTTCGCGTCAATCGGACAAGATTCCTAGCCAATCTGCGCCGACATCTATGACGATTACCGCCGCTTGGAATCCTAGCGATGCAGTTATCAATACTTTGCTCCGCACCGATGCTTACAACGGTACGGTGGATCGTACTTTTGTGATTGCGGCTACCGATGGCACTAACATCGTGTATTACTCTTTTGTTGGCCGTGTATCCCAATTCCAAATTGATGCAGCCCCTGGCGCTGAATCAAAATGTAATTTCACTATTCATCCTCGCGGCAACCTGTACGGTTGGTGCAATAACGCTTAATAAGGAGCAACATCATGGCAGCACCAGCAGTAGTTCTACCAGGCTTTTCAGCCTCGATGTGGATGCAAACAGGCGCATCCCCAACGGCATTTTCCACCGCAAACTTGGCGGTGTGGACAGGCCAAGTCGCTACCATCGTAGGCACATCAGCCAACGGTACAGGCGCAGCAGGTACTCAACTTAACGTTGAGGCAGTTCCGGCTTTCGGGCAAGACGATGCAGTAGCCTCCTTCATGGTGGCTGGATCGCGTCAAAGCGACAAAATCCCAACGCAATCAGCTCCTACCAGCATGACTATCACTGCGGCATGGAATCCCTCGGATGCTGGCCTTCTGTTGATTCGTGGCGATGCCTACAGCGGCGTGATTGATCGCACGTTTGTGGTGGCTGCGGTGGCTGGCGCAACTACGATTGCATACGCCTTTAATGGCCGTGTATCGCAGTTCCAGATTGATGCTGCTCCTGGCGCAGAAGCTAAATGCACGTTTACGGTTCATCCCCGTGGCAATCAGTACGGCTGGAGCAACACCTAATGTCTGAACAACTTACCGCCGCGCTGGAGGTGCTAACCAGCACTTATCAAGACTTGGACACAATTGCCCGAGGTTTGGTAGTAGACGCTGCGGAAGTCGCAAAAGCACTTTCTTCTGCTGAAGCTGACTCGGCAGAGGGAGTTGCTTTGCGAGTTCTTGCAAAATACAACCCTTACACCCCTCCTACACGATACACCCCACCACCTTCCGAGGAATAAATGGAAACCAAAATACAAAACACGAATGACTTACTAGGGTTCTTGGTAGCCCAATCCGAATCCCGCAAAGATTGGTTTGGGTTCCACCAACAACGCATGACGGCGGTAACGCTGGCCCATGAGATTGCACGGCATCATGCTGATAAGATGACTCCCGATGAAGTAGTATCCTACGCATTGGAGTTGAACAACAAGATTTACCACAAAATTATCAAAGGATAAAACATGAGCAAGTTAACAGCAGCATTTGGCGATTCGCAGTCTCTGCGGGTAAAAACCTTTACTTTGGGCAACCATGAATTCAAAGTTCGTGTTCCCCTGTCTAAAGAAATGGAAGATATGCAAGAGCGCATCATCAAGTTGGATGATGCCAAGGTGACAGAGCGTTTTGAAAAGATGGCTGCGCCTTTTAAGAAGGAAACCATTGAAGGCGTAGAGGTTAAAGACGATGATGTCATCGTAGATGGCCGTTCCATTATGGGGCTGGTGAAAAACGTCTACATAATGGAAAACAAGATTCTTGAACACATCAAGTTGCTTGTTCCGGCCAGTGGTTCTTTGGATGACATCACTTATGAGGAAGTGGAAGCTGAGTGGCCCACTCAAGTGCAAATGGAAATCCTAGAAAAGATTTCTGAGGCTATTCAGCCAGGATACAAGGACGCAAGAAAAAACTAATACGGGACATTCGCTTACAAGCTAGGGCGTATATCCTGGCTCACGGCGGGTGTCCTGACAAGATAAGTTCAGACGATTTTCGGAACATCGAAATTCTGCTGAGTGACGGGTTTATTGGAAACAAGGCTATTGCTTTGGCAATCAGTTGCTTGACTACAGGCAACCTAAATGCCAAAATAAAAAGCACGGCATCACCCTACAAAATGCAGGATGTGTTGCCATCACTACACGATTACATCGTTCCCCCTCCTACAGAGGAAGAAACGAAACTACAACTCAATAACCAATTGCTGGCATTTATGCTTTCGCGTCCCGATGCAGAACAGTTCTTGAAGGAATGATATGGCCGATTACGTCCCCAATAATAGGACAATCCAGTTAGAAGGATTCTCCGAATTTGAGGCGCAATTGAAAGCCTTGGCAGAAGGGTTTCGCTCCGATTTGGTAGCCAGAAACACCCTTGTAAAAGCCGCCAAAGACGCAATGGAACCTGCGCTAAACACGGCGCAAGCAATGGCGCATTTTGACGTTAAAAACACCACCAAAATTCACATGAGGGAAACCCTCAGAGTGGATGCCCGCATTCCAAATTCTAAAGATCAGCAATCTGGTTATGTCAATCCCACAGATGCAGTTATTGCGGTATTGTCTGTAAAGAAAAGTGCAGTATCACTGGCAAATGAATTTGGCACTAAAAAAATGGCAATGCAACCATTTTTGCGGCCAGCGTTGGATGCTCGAGCAGAAGATGTTTTAACCGTGCTTAAAGAACGCCTTGCTTTTATAATCCCAGCGTATGCGGCTAAATTGGCTCGGCGAAGGAAATAAAAATGGCATCAAATAATATTGCAAGACTTGGCGTTGTCCTTGGCCTGGACACAGCAGAATTTACTGCCGCAATTGATAAAGCCATTTTAGAAAATCGCAAATTAGGCCAAGCGATTAAAAGAGATACAAACGCTGCTGCTGGCGAAATTGTTGCTCTTAAATATGCCACAGAAGATTACGGTAAAACGCTGACAAAAGTTCAGTTAGTAGAGCGAGAAATACAGGCTGGGCGTTTCAAGCTGGCAAATGCAGATGTAAAAGCAGAATTGCTTAAACAAGCGGCTGCATACGATGCCGTGGCAGCGGCTGCACAGAAGGCTGGCAAAGCGCAAAACGGGCTTACAGGGTTTCAGCAACAGAACCTGATGTATCAAACAACCGACTTTGTAACTCAAGTCGCGTCAGGCCAAAGTGTATTGATTTCTGCCCTACAGCAAGGTGGACAACTTAAAGACGTAATGGGTGGTATTGGCCCAATGTTTAGTGCTTTGGGTGGAATGATATTTTCCACAACTGGTGCTGTTGTCGGGTTGGGCGCAGCATTTGCTGGGCTTTCTTATGATGTGTACAAATCACAACAAGACTTGGATCAGCTAAACAAAACGATTGTTTTAACTGGCAACTATGCTCAAATAAATTCAACTCAATTTGACGCATTAGCAAAAAGCGTAAGTTTTTATTCTCAGGCAACAACATCAGGCGCAAGAGACATTCTTGGCGCAATGATGTCGTCTGGACAATTTACAAAAGCAACATTTGAATCAACAGCAAGGGTAATCCAACGCTATTCAGAGTTGTCTGGATTGACGCAAAAAGAAGCTGCGGATAAATTGATTCCAGCTTTGGATGGTTCTGCTGCATCGGCCAAAAAGTTAAATGACGTATTTAATTTTTTAACATTAGATCAATACAAACATATTGAGTCTTTGAACAAGATGGGTAAAAAGTCTGAGGCAATTATTGAAATCAATAAATTGTTAAATGACTCATGGAAAGATCAAAGAACAGAACTTGGGTTTTGGGGTTCGGTGTTTAATGATCTATCCAAAATTATGTCTGGGTTGAGCGATCAATGGACTAATTTATTTAAGGGCGACAACCTGCAACAACAACTTGCAAAAGTCAATCAAAAGATAAAAGAAACCAAAGCGGCAACACCAGGATTTTTTGGCCCTGATGAAAAAGAACTTGCCAAAGAATTGGTTGATTTGCAAATCAAGCGCGCAGATTTGCTGAAGAAAATTGACAAAGAGCAAACTAAATCCAAAAAGATGGAAGGCCAAAAAGAGGCCATTGAAACCTTTGATGCAGACAAGGCTGCAAAAGCGCAATTGGATAAGCAGATTGCCAGTGCTGGTCTTGAGACTGAAAAAGCAAGAGCATTAAAAGGCGCTGATGCTCGCAAACAAATTGAAACCAATTTACAGTTTCAATTGGAAAAAATTGATGCAGATTACTTAGAAAACAAAACAGAAAAATACGCAAAGTTTGGCGATAAAGTTGAACAGTTGCGTGAAGCAGAAAAGCAAAAAGCAAAAGCAGATGCTGCAAATTCTTTGTTTGATTTGAATAGACAAAATTCATTAATCATGCTTGATGCTCGGAAAACCGAGCGCGATGCTAAATATATTGCCTTGATCGCTTGGCAAGATGAAGAACACAAACTTATAGAAGAAGGCACTGCCTCGCTTCTTGACATCCGTGACAAATACCTGCGAGACATCATTGGAAAAGATGCTGGGTATGTGGCTGCGCGTAAGGCATTGTTTAACGCTGAAACAGCAAAAGAGATTGCGTCCCGTGATGCAAAACTAGATGCCTACTATGACAAGCAGCGCATTAAAAATGTTGATGCCGCAATCAAAGAGCGTGAAGATCGTCAGAAAATTACTGATGAGGAAAACAAGCTGCGTTTTGAAAGAGTGCAAGCCGATGTAGATTTTTACACCAAAGCCAAAGATGCTTCTGATGTAGAAAAAGAAAAGCTAGACACTCAGATGAAAATGGTTGGCCTCAGTGAAAAAGAGGTAAAGCTGGCAGAAATAGATTTGCAGTATGAACGTGAACTGAAGCGTCTTGAGTCCAGCGGACTCTATGATCCTGACAATCTTGAAACAATGAAAAAGAAAGCTGCTGCCAAAAAAGCAGATTTGAGTTTGAACATTGAGATTGCAGATCAGTTGAAGGAAACGCAGCGAATCAATGATTCTGTCTGGAACAACATGAACAATGCTTTGGACAACTTTGTTGAGTCCGGCATCTTGTCGTTCCATGATCTGGCCGGAAGCATCATCAAAGACTTGATGAAGATTGAGTTGAAAGCCTCTGCAATGAACCTATGGCGAGCCATGAGTGGCGGCAATGGGTTGACTGGTGTTCTATCAATGCTTAGTGGCGGGTTTAACACTTCTGGCGGCGGCAGCGCAGAGGCTACATTAGCCAGGGCAGGAATGAGTTTTTTTGCAGATGGCGGTTCTCCACCAGTGGGTGTGCCGTCTATGGTGGGCGAGCGCGGCCCAGAATTGTTTGTTCCTAAAACCGCTGGAACGATCATCCCGAACAACCAGCTTAACGGCATGGGAAGCACTACAAACGTGACAAACTACAACATCAATGCCATTGATACCAAATCCTTTGAGGAGCGTATCCTGGGCAGTTCTAAGGCGGTGTGGGCGGCAAATGCCTATGGCGCTAAAAATATCTCTGTCGGGCGCGGGAGAACATAATGTCGTTTCAAACCATATTTAACATTAGCCAATCCATCAGCGTCCAAAACCGCCGCACGGTTGGGCAGCAAGTCAGTCGCTCGGGCCAAGTTCGCGTGGCGCAGTACCTTACATCTGTGCCATGGAACTTTGTTGTTAAGCCGCACAACTTCCTGTACTACCCACAGGTTCGGGATGTCATCCAGGTGATTGACAATTACGACAGGCAGATTCCGCAGACAATTACGTTTTCTGGTTCTAATCTGAATTGGTTTACCGCCTATCAAGGGCAGTTTACGCAAGCCCAGGCTGCGGCCATGACGATTTACAACTACACGGCCAATTCAACTTCCTTGCAACTGTCAAACCTGCCGACTCCATCCGGTTGGTCGCCTACGCAATATTTGTTCAAGGCTGGCGACTTCATCCAAATAGGTGTTTATTCCTACAAGGTGACGGCAGATGTTTTGCGAGGCAGTGGCGGTACGGTGACGTTCAATGTCCACCGTCCGATTATTGGTACGCCTACGATTGGATCGGCGCTCACCGCTGTAGGTTCCGATTGCACTTTTTATTTACTTGCGTCACAATGTCCGACATATACACTTAACCCAATGACAAATGGCGCATTCGTCCAATGGGATGGCGATTTTGTCTTTATTGAGGACATTACAGGATGAGTACCACAATGACGGCTCTGTCGAGCCCATCAATCGTACAGGCAGAATTTATCCGGTTGGTCACAACAACCAACACTTATTACTTTTGCAATGCAGCAACAGCCATCACTGTCAGTGGCATGACGTTTACCAACCTTGGTAGTCTGTTGTCAATTTCCCCGATTGATAGAAACATCAAGGCGACATCTACCGACTTGGCGATCCAGCTTACCGGCGTAGATGGAACAAACGTGGCTACAGTTCTTGCCGCCAATATCAAGGGTTCCAACATTGATGTTTGGCGCGGGTTCTTGGACTCAAACAATCAGATCATCACAACGCCTACTCAGCAGTTTTTTAAGCGTTACACGGGCATTGTGTCTAACGCATCCATCACTGAACAGTTTGACGATCAGATGCGTGTAAGAATTGCCACCGTTGGCATTAGCTGCGCCAGCTTCCGCACGATCCTTGAAAATCGAATCCAAGGCGTTAAGACTACGCCCAAAGCCTGGAATTTTATCTACGCTGGCGATACTTCAATGAATCGTGTTCCAGTCATTGCGTCCACTTACTTTGACTTTGGAGCGCCGCCTATTCAATCAAGTCAATCAACAACAGTTACTCCTAGTGCTGTTGGGCATGATTCTGGAGGGGTAAGCACACCAACCGCAGCAAGAACAACTATTGGCCATGTGCAATGATAAGACAAGCGACAAAATATGATATGCCGGTTTTGATAGAGATGATGCGGGATTATTCAGCCCAAGCACCTATTGAAGCCATACGACAAAAAGAATCCCACAATGAAAGCCATGTCGCCCAATTAATGACGATGATGATGGTCGGCAAAGGATTTGTATTGATTGACGATGAGAACCGTGGATTCTTAGCGGCGATGATTATCAACAACTTTTGGTGTCCCAATGTTGTTGAATTGCATGAAATTGCATGGTGGGTAAAACCCGAACATCGGGAAAGCACTGTTGGTGGCAGGCTGTGGAAAGAATTTGATAGGATGGCGCAACAAATGATTAATGAAGGCAGGGTGACTTTTGCTTGCACATCGGTGCTGGCAAATTCCCCATTCATTGACTACACAAAGCGCGGATACAAGCTAATGGAAGCAACCTTTTTTAGAGAACAATAAAATGCCAGCATCAATCATTCTTAGTGCAGTTTTTGGCGATGCTTTACTTGCTGGTGCAGCATTAGGTGCGGCTGGTTATGCTGCGGCTACATTTGCAATTAATTTTGTAGTGTCTGGCATTGTTGCCCGCATCTTTTCGGTTGATCCAAATGCCAATTCATCCATTGACAATGGCGTAAGACAACAGGTTGCACCGGCCACCACCAATAGCCTACCAATCGTTTATGGTGATGCTTATCTAGGCGGTACGTTTGTTGATGCGGTTTTGACAACCGATCAAAAATATATGTACTATGTTATGGCTATTTCCAGCATTAGCCCTAATGGACAATTCCTTTACAACCGATCTACCACTGTAAACGCTGGCAGCTTTGCTGTCGGAACGATTTACACAATCACAACCGTAGGCACGACAAACTTTACTTTGATTGGCGCATCGGCAAACACAGTAGGCGTTACCTTCATCTGCACTGGCGCTGGCACTGGAACAGGCACGGCCACCAAAAACAATTTTTACTATGGCGACAGGATTGTTACGTTTGATTCTGTTGATCCGACAAAGGTAGTAAGCCTGACTGATGGCGCTGGAAATGTGGATTCCAAAATCAGCGGTAACTTGTACATTAATTTGTACACATCTACCGATGCAGGAGTAATCACCAACGTCACCGGCACGGCCCCATCTACGTTTATGGGCGGCTCTGACATTGCTACTGCTTTGCGCTGGACTGGCACACGCCAAATGAATGGCTTGGCTTTTGCTATCGTAAAGCTAACCTACAGCGTAGAGGCAGGAACAACCCAGCTTCAGCCCATCACGTTTAACGTAAGCCACTACCTAAACAATACCGGCGCGGCCAAGCCTGGGGATGTTTGGTTTGACTACATAGGCAATGAAACCTATGGCGGCGGTATGCTTAACAACTTCATGCCGACTACCGCTGCTGGTTCTTTTATTGTTGGCGCTACTTACAAAATTGCCGCCATTGGCAATACCAGCTTTACGTCAATTGGGGCAGTGAGCAATAACGTTGGTGTTTGGTTTACAGCCACAGGAGTAGGAGCAGGTACAGGCACAGCAATCTTGTCCACTCTGATTAATAGGGACTCGGCTATTGCACTGAACACTTATTCAGATGCAACCATCACTTACACGCCAAGCACGGGCGGCTCGGCCACACAAGTGCGCTACCGCATTAACGGCGTATTGGACACAGGCCAAAATGTCTTGTCCAACATTGACAAAATTATGTTGGCTTGCGATTCATGGAACCAATACAACGCCGCATCGGGGCAATGGACGGTTGTGGTTAATCGTGATGGCTCAAGTTCGTTTTCGTTTGACGATACCAACATTATTGGTGAAATCAAAACATCATTGGTTGACATCAGCAACTCAATCAATCAGATTGAAGCGAGTTTCCCTAACAAGATGAACCGAGATCAGCGCGATTTCGTTTATCTTGAAACGCCGTCCGGTTTGCTTTATGCCAATGAGCCGGTAAACAAATATTCTTGCAGCTTTGATTTGGTAAATGAAAGCGTCCAGGCTACCTACATTGCCAACCGTATGCTTGAGCAAGCGCGGGAAGATTTAATTGTCACGATTAACGCCGCCTATCCTGCCATCCAAGTGGATGCAGGTGATGTGGTGTCGTTGACTAATTCGTCCTATGGATGGAACAATAAACTATTTAGAGCAATGAAAGTAAGCGAGGTGTCATTGCCTGATGGAAACCTTGGCGCTTCACTTGACTTGAGTGAGTACAACGCCTCTGTCTATGATGACGGTTCTATCACTCAATATTCGCCTACGCCAAACAGCAATCTTTCCTCGGTGCAGTTTTTCTCTGGGCTTAATCCTCCGGTTGTATCAACATCACGCCCTGCGGCAACTGTGCCAAACTTTGATGTGCAAATTACCACCCCAGCCATCGGGCGGGTTACTGCAATAGGCTTGTTCTATACAACCGTGGCAACGCCTTCCAATGGTGATTGGACGGTATTGGATAAATTCTTTGCTCCGACAAATGGAGTATTGGCTAACAGTACGACATTCACATTCCCTAATATGCAACTTCCAGCCAACACCTATTATTTTGGTGCGCTGGTAATGAATGAAACCGGACAAAGCGTAATTAGCGGTGTAAGCAGTTCATTTATTTGGATTCCAAGTGGAACAGTTGGGTCGCAAACTGCACAGGTTTATTTGTATCAATGGGCCGCAACTACACCTACTGGCCCAACAGGATCATCTACCTATACATGGGCGACAGCTACCAATTCTGCATACACAGGCGGCGGTGGATGGAGCGTTACCATCCCAACCAACCCTGGCACTGCAAACTGGCAGCTTTGGCAAGCCGGACAGGGTATTACAGCATTTGCTGGCACTGCCACCACCAATGTGGCATGGGCTGGGGCTTCCATAACATCCATTGCTCAAAATGGCGCAACTGGCACAACAGGTGTAAATGGGTATAGGACAGGAACACTTGCATTATTCCAATGGGCAACATCTGCTCCAGCAACCTATCCATCCGGCACATCCACTTACACATGGGCTACAGGAGCATTTACAAATCCTGCAACCTTAAACGGATGGACGCAATCTCCAGGTACTGGCGCACCAGGGCAAAGCCTTTATGAGATAGATCAGCTTGTTGTAGATCAGCTTACAACAGCAACAAGCAATGTTACATGGGCATCTACAACCGTTTTGTTTGTTGGTGGATATGGAGCCAATGGCTCAAGAACTGCAACCCTTGCTTTATACCAATGGGCCGCTACTGCGCCTATAACGTATCCATCTGGAACATCCATCTATACATGGGCAACCGGAGCGTTTACTAACCCAGCCACATTGAATGGATGGAGCCAGACGCCTGGAACCGGAACGGCAGGACAAAATCTTTATGAGATAGATCAACTGTATGTAGATCAACTAACCACAACCACCAGCACGGTTACATGGAGTTCTACCACTACATTGTTTGTCGGTGGATATGGGGCTAATGGAGCAACGGGGACTAATGGAACACGAACAGCTACCATTGCATTGTTCCAGTGGGCTGCTACCGCGCCGACAACCTATCCTTCTGGTACTTCTACTTATACATGGGCCACTGGAGCATTTACTAATCCAGCTACTTTAAATGGATGGAGCCAAACCGCAGGAACAGGTGTGGCCGGACAAAACCTTTACGAAATAGATCAATACTATAGCGATCAATTAACTTCTGCCACAAGCACAATCACTTGGGCTTCTACCACCACGCTGTTTGTCGGAGGATTTGGAGCCAATGGAACTAATGGAACTAATGGAACCAGGACTGCCACTTTGAATTTGTATCAATGGGCGGCGGCGGCTCCAACACTTTATCCATCTGGCACATCTACCTACACATGGGCAACCGGCGCGTTTACCAGCCCCGCTACCTTAAATAGCTGGGTTCAAGTTCCAGGCGCTGGCGCAGCAGGGCAAAAGCTATATGCAATTTCTCAAATTTATACCGATCAATTGACTACGGCCACCAGCACGGTTACTTGGGCGGCGGCATCCAATTATGTTGTCGGAGGTTATGGAACCAACGGAACAAACGGAACCAATGGCACTCGCACTGCCACTTTGAATTTGTACCAATGGGCATTGACAGCGCCAACGCTTTACCCATCGGGAACGTCTACCTACACTTGGGCGACTGGCGCATTCACCAATCCAGCCACACTAAATAGCTGGACGCAAACGCCTGGGGCTGGTGCTGCATCTCAAAGTCTTTACAAGACGGTGCAAATCTACTCTGATACGCTTACAGCGGCCACCAGCACGGTTACATGGGCCGCAAGCACCGCAACCATTGTTGGGGGCGTTGGATCGCAAGGAAATAGTGCTGCAATAGCTTATGCGCTTTACACCGGAAACCCAACTGTTACTGGCGCTGCGGTAGTTAAAACAGGCACAACGCTACCTGCTACAACTGACTTTACTCCGACAGCGGCCACAGCATTTACATCAACCGTGCAAACACCGGCCTCCGGCCAAGCAATGTTTCAGTCGGACGGTATTTACAACCCTGTCACCAATCAAACGACATGGGGAACGCCTTACCTTTCCAACTTAAAGGTTGGCAATTTGTCTGCAATTAGCGCGGACATGGGCGCAATAACCGCAGGAACAATTACTCTTAATTCGGCTGGTTATATCCAGGGCGGACAAACTGCATATAACACTGGAACAGGTTTTTTCCTTGGATATAGTGGCACTGCTTATAAGTTTTCCATTGGATCATCAACAAGTAATTTCACTTGGGATGGCAGTAATATTAATTTATCTGGCACTATTTATTTGCCTAGTGGCGGTTTATCAATGTCAGGCGCTGGTTATGCGTTTAGCGGATTTACAGTAAATATAAATATAAGTTCAACGGCTGCAAACAATACTATTTATTCCAATAATACAAGCACTACTGGTGGCGGCATTTATACACAAGTAAATAATAATAATGCTTTGTATTCTACAAATACATCATCAAGCGTAACCACACATTCTCAAAATTACGGAACTGGAAGTGCTGTACTTGCAAATGCCGCCAGTGGCATCCCTCTTGCCATTCAAGGCAGCACTAGCGTAGCGCCAATTCAAACAAATAGCGCAATTTTGGTTACCAACCTTAATGCGGAGTATTGGAATGGCGCAAAAGGAGTTGGCACTGTAAATAATGGAACAACTGGATCGTTGCCTACTGCATTTCCTCCGGTTACATTAACATACAATCAAGTTAAATATATTCAAGTAAACATTGGTGGCGTAACTGGATACATTCCAATTTATATTTAAGGTAAAACAATGAACTACAAGCAAAGCAACATTACCGGCACGACATGGACGCGATGCCGTGCCATAACGATTAACAACCCGCTTCCAGGTAAAGGGCCAATTAATATTGTTACCGGCGAGCCTGTTGGGCCAAGCTGCGTGTTTATAGAGGAAACAGCATTGGCAACTGAAACTGAAACGCTTACGTTTGATAGTGGAGGTTGTCAGACAACTTATGTGCCAAGCAGCACAATTAGTTTGATTGATCCGGCTACTGGAAGCCCCACAGGGGAAACAGTAACCCAAGAAAAGTTGTATCAAATACTGTATTCTTTATACTTGGCTACCGCAATTGCGCGGGATGGTGTAGAATAATTTAACAAGACAAGAATCGTAACCCTGCGAGTGCGCGGGGGGCGTCATTACCCGAGGAAGGGGAACTATCTTGGCTATCTTTAATAAGAATACCCTGGCGCAAGTCAGCGGCTTTTCTAACTCCATCATTGCCGGTGAGTTGGTGTACAACCAAAAGACTTACTGGAACCTTGCGCTTACCAATACCGCTGGCGATCCTGTTGACTTGACGGGCGCAACAATTGACGCATCTATCCTGCGCCGTGAAGTCACCAACATTGTGGACACTCGCAATGGTTTGACGTTTGACATTGCCGACTACACGGTTTCAACGCCAAGCCCTATTGCTTTGACGATTGCCAATCGTATTGACGCATCAGGCACGTTCACAATGCTGATCGATGAGGCCACTTGGAGTGTCGCTTCTACCGATACGCAATTGGACATTAATGCGACAAATTGCGTTGGCTTTAGTGGGCGGCTAAAAATCTCTTTTCCTGCCGTCAATTCAACCCCTGCTGATGACAGCATCATCTTCTTGCTGTTCTTGGTGCGTTCAGATGGAGTAACCAACTAATGGGAAACATTGTTGCTAACGTCATTGACGGCAATAACATCAACCTAGTTGTAACGCCGCCGACAACCCAAATTGTTACCGTTGATCGCGGCTTGGCTGGCCCTACCGGCCCCGCTGGCCCAACTGGCCCTACTGGCCCTCAAGGCCCAACCGGAGCAACTGGTGCGGGTGTGGTGGTGGGCGGCACAACGGGCCAAGTGTTGGCAAAGGCCAGCAACGCCAATTACGATACGGTTTGGGTTAACCAGGATGGCAATGGAACCGTTACATCGGTGGCCGCTACTGTCCCGTCATTCCTTTCAATTGCTGGATCGCCGATCACCACATCTGGCACTTTGGCGATTACCTATTCCGGCACGGCTCTTCCGATTGCTAACGGCGGCACTGGCGCGACTACAGCCCCTGCTGCGCTGACAGCCCTTGGCGCTTACCCCGCATCTAATCCATCGGGCTACACCAATACCCAATACGCCACCATTACAGATGACACAACAACCAATGCGACTCGCTATCCTTTGTTGTCAAGCGCAACAAGTGGAAACGTAACGGTTGAATACACAAGTTCTACAAAACTTAAATTTAATCCATTTACTGGCGCATTAACGGTTTCTGAGTTAATCATTGCTCCATAAGGTTGAATCATGGGAAAACTTGTATTTCAATCGGTAATGGGTGGCACGGTAGAGTTGGTTGGCCCAGATACGGCCTCTGCCGTCAGCCTGGCATTGCCGTCCACTTCTGGCGATATTGTCGGCACAGGCTCAACTGGCGTTGTTTCGTCCGACATGATTGCCGGACAAATTGCAGTAGCCAAGGGCGGCACTGGCGTATCAACCAGCACCGGCTCGGGATCGGTTGTTTTAAGCAATTCGCCGACTTTGGTTACTCCTGCTCTTGGCACTCCAGCATCTGGCGTATTGACAAATGCCACCGGCCTTCCTTTGACTACTGGCGTTACCGGAATCTTGCCTGTGGCAAACGGCGGGTCGGGTACGGCCACTCCTGGCCTAGTGGCTGGCACTAATGTCAGCATCACAGGCGCTTGGCCTAATCAAACCATTAACTCCACTGGCGGCGGCGGTGGCGGCGGCGTTACACAAATTATTGCCGGAACCAATGTCACCATTTCTCCCACCGGAGGAACAGGCGCGGTAACCATTAATTCAAGTGGAACCAGCACAATTGGTGGGTATCCAGTAAGCGTGTCTAGTCCACAAAATTATGATGCGTTAATGTTTCTTAACAACCAATGGGCCAACATACCGCAAACAGAAATTTCTGACGGTGGCAATTTTTAATTTAAAGGAGTTTTACTATGTCTAATACTATTCGCATTAAACGCCGCGCCAATGGTGGCGGCTCTGGAGCACCAACAAGTTTGGCAAATGCCGAGTTGGCATTTAATGAACAAACAAATATTCTGTACTATGGTACAGGCACAGGTGGCGGTGGTGGCACGGCAACCAGCATCATCCCAATTGCTGGTAACGGCGCATTTGTTGATGTGGCTACCACCCAAACGGTTGGTGGCGCAAAAACATTTAGCAGCATCATTTCCGGCTCAATTGACGGCAATGCTGCGACTGCAACCGCACTTGCAACTGCCCGCACGATTGCCATTACTGGCGATTTGTCCTACACATCTCCATCGTTTGATGGATCGTCCAACGTCACTGCCGCAGGTACTCTGGCGACTGTCAATGCAAATGTTGGTACGTTCACAAAAGTTACAGTAAATGCAAAGGGATTGGCTACTGCCGCTTCTCAAGCAAGCCTGTCTGATTTGTCCAGCCCCACCGCTTCATTTAGCATGGGCAGTCAATTGCTGACAAACGTTCTTGATCCGGTAAACCCACAAGATGCTGCGACTAAAAATTACGTTGACAATGTTGCCCAGGGCTTGAACGTAAAAGCACCTTGCTTGGTTGCTACAACTGCAAGCATTACATTGGTTGGTGGACAAACAATTGATGGTGTAACGGTTGTTGCTGGTAATCGAGTATTGGTTAAAAATCAATCTACCGCTTCACAAAACGGCATTTACGTTGTTCAGACAACAGCATGGACTCGATCAACAGACATGGACACCTGGGCAGAAGTCCCCAGCGCCTTCACGTTTGTTGAAACAGGTAGCACACAAGCAGACACTGGATGGGTTTGTACCAGTGATCCAGGCGGCACACTTGGCACAACCGCAATCACTTGGGCGCAATTTAGTGCTGCTGGCACTTACACCGCTGGCACTGGCCTGACGCTTTCTGGCAATCAGTTCAGCATCACCAACACTGCTGTTACTGCTGGCTCTTACGGCTCTGCATCTTCTGTTGGACAATTTACTGTCAACGCCCAAGGCCAATTGACTGCGGCCAGCACAACGTCTATTGCGATTGCCAATACGCAAGTTAGCGGCCTTGGCACAATGTCTACGCAAGCCGCTTCTGGTGTTGCAATCACTGGTGGTTCAATCACAAACTTGACTACTTTTGACGGCATTACAATTGACGGCGGAACGTTCTAATTTTTTTAACCCTGCTATATAGCAACAAAAGGGATGACATATGTCTAACATCATCAAGCCCAAGCGGACTAACACTGCTGGCAACACTCCTACGACATCCAACTTGGCTTCGGGCGAGTTGGGTGTCAATATGGCAGATCAAAAGACGTACATCAATAACGGTACGGCTGTTGTTCAAATTGGCGCAGGTAATTTATCTGGGCTTGGTGATGTGGTTATTACAAGCCCTTCAAATGGACAGTCGCTTTCTTACAATTCAAGTACAAGCAAATGGGTAAACGCAACGCCTAGCGGATCGGGTACGGTTACTAGCATCACAGCGGGTACTGGCTTGACTGGCGGCACGATTACAAGTTCTGGCACTATTGCTTTGGCAACAACCGCAGTAACGGCTGGAAGCTATACAAGTGCAAACGTCACTGTTGACGCCTATGGACGCATTACCGCAGCTTCTAATGGCTCTGGTGGTGGCGGGATCACAACAGGCAAATCTATCGCTATGGCGATGATCTTCGGTTATTAAGGAAACAACATGGCTAACCCAAATATTGTTAACGTCACCTCCATTTATGGAAATACAAGTTATTTGATTCCAAGCACTACTGCTGCAACAACTTGGACTGCACTTACTCCTGCTTCCGGCACAGTAAACAAAATTGACAACATTGTTGCTTCAAACGTTACATCTTCTCCGGCAAACGTCACTGTTGCGATTAATAGTGCGGCAGCGGGGGCTGGAACTAACTACCGAATTATTTATCAAGTGCCTATTCCTGTAAGCGCATCAATTGTTATATCGGACAAAAGTACGGCGTTTTATCTTGGTGAAGCGCAATCTATTGTTGTCACTGTTGGCACTGCCTCTGCTGTTGAACTTACTGCATCTTATGAAGCAATAACATAATGTCAACGCAATACAAAGGTTCAATTATGTCCTCTACTGAGGCAGTAACAAATTTTTCTACTGCTATTGGTATTTGGCGTTCTAATGAAACAATGCAAGCAATTCAAGCCGTGTCATGGCCTGGGATAATTTCGCCTCCTCCAACTATTGAGTATTTAGTAATATCTGGCGGCGGCGGTGGAGCATATTATTATGCTGGCGGTGGTGGTGCAGGTGGATTATTATCTGGAACTGGGTATTCTGTTACTAGTGGTTCGTCAATAGGTTTAACTATTGGGGCAGGAGGCGCGGGAGGAACAGCAAATAATGGCTCTAATGGCACTAATTCAATTTTAAATAATGGAATAACTGGAATTAATCCTACCGGCGGCGGCGGCGGCGGAAGTTTTGGATTAACTCCTGCTGGTGCAAGTGGCGGTTCTGGTGGTGGTGGCTCAGATGGAAGCGCTGGTGGAACTGGTGTTGTAGGCCAAGGAAAAAATGGCGGCACTGGTTTTTCTGGAAGTATTGCAATAACTTCTGGCGGCGGCGGCGGCGGTGCTGGTGTAGTCGGATCAAATGGCGCTTCTTCCACAGGCGGCGCTGGAGGCGCTGGTTTAAGTTCATCTATTTCGGGTTCTGCTGTGAATTATGCTGGCGGTGGCGGCGGAGGCGCAGCTACAAATAAAGGCGCAGGAGGCACAGGAGGGGGTGGGGCGGCTACTACAGGCGTTGGCACTGCTGGATCAACAAACACAGGCGGCGGCGGAGGATCAGGCGGCGCTAGTTCCGCAGGCGGCGCTGGAGGTTCTGGAATAATTATTATTGCATACCCAAATACATATAAAGATGTAACTTCTGTTGGCGCAGGACTTGTTTGCAATGGAAGCGCAGGAAACACAACTCCAAATACTTCTTCTAGGCCAGGATATAAAGTTTACACATTTACTTCTGGAACAGGCTCAATAGTATTTAGCTAATAGAGATAAATTTAATGTCTACTAGATACAAAGGTTCATTAATGTCATCTACTGCTGCTGTTAATTCAACAGCAACAGCGAATGGCATTTGGCGTTTTAATCAAATTCTTCAAGCGTTAAACGCCTCTTTATGGCCTACAGGTTTAAGCGCGCCTCCCACCGTTGAGTACTTAGTTGTTGCTGGAGGCGGCAGCGGCGGGGCGTGGATTGGCGGCGGCGGCGGCGCAGGTGGATACAAAACTGCCACGGGTTTTTCAGTAGCAACTAGCACTGCTTATACAGTAACCATAGGTTCAGGAGGTGCGGCAATTGCAGCCAGTTCTACGGTAGGCCAAGGAAATAGCGGTAGCAACTCTTTATTTTCATCTGTAACATCAACTGGAGGCGGCGGCGGGGGTAGCTATCCCCCCGCTACATACCCAGGTAAAACTGGAGGCTCAGGCGGCGGCGGGGGCGATTCAGGAGTGACAAGTACTGGTGGGCCTGGATTTGGTTTAGCCAGCCCCACAGGACAAGGAAATAACGGCGGCTCTGGTATTGATAGTTCTGGTGGCGCTGGTGGCGGTGGTGGAGGTGCTGGCGCGGTGGGTGGAAGCGTTCCGAACCCTCCATTTAC